GATGCAAGCAGTGTAGTAAAGTACTGTGCAGCTTTACCAGTCAGCTTAGAGACAATCTCTTCGTCAACTTCATGACCTGCATCACGAATAGCTACACTCAAGGCTTCAATAGCATCAGCTTTTGATACACGAGTACTAGCACTAGGTGTGCCACCACTAGCAGCAGACTTAGAGGCTGCGGCTTTCTTAACGTATACACCAGCTTTAGTAAGAATCATACGAACACCGTTTGGTGACTCATCTAAGTCTTCTGCGATATCTTTAACAATCTCCATTGAATTTTCAGGAGTTGGTTCTGCATTTTCATACATTTCTACTGCTTTTTCTTTCTTTGCGTCATCCCAAGCCATTCTTCGTTTCCTTTTAGTAGTGTTTTTTAACCCTGGGCAAGACCCAGTGGCGTCTATCTGTTGTTGATAAAATCGGTCGCCCAAACTCATATCTCCAATTTAGAAAAGATATTATACGAGAATTTGAGCTACGCGTCAAGAAATATTTTTTATATCCTTGATAAATCAAGTCCATATTTTTTCAAGTGCTCTAGCTTACCTAACTCGTAGGCTGGAACATATGCACTAAAACCACCGGTCTGAATATCTAAATCTTCGGTTTGAACTTTTTGTAGAACATAAACTGAATAGCAGTGTGTTCCATACTTCCTTTCATAGTCAAAAGCCTGAAGTCCAGACTTGTCACTAATATACTGTTTCGTCAACTTTTGATCAACTATCACAGTGCTATGATAAGTTGAAGACCATGCTATTTCACCAACATCAAAGTCTTCGGATACACACTCATCGGGGAAGTACTCTAGCTCTCTCCTCTCTTCTTCGTTACTCGGACGGTGGGGCACACCTACCTTTTCTAGTAGAGTTTTTACAAACCCAGCGGACCGATACAATCTCCTAGAGATATCACTAACAGTGGAACCCTGGAGATAATCTGTTACTGCCTCACAAATCTCAGCATCACTAGCAGCTTTGCCTCGGTTCTGTGATTTACGTTTTGCTACATACTCTTTCTGCTCTTCATGATTTTGGATTATCAGTGTCAAGCGGGTCGTATTGTACGCTATATTTAAGACCTCGCACGCTTCCTTCTTTGTGATTGGCTTCACTGAAGAATCCTGGGGGTTTAGGAGGCCAATGACTTTTTGAACGTTCGAGGGCGATAAGTTCTCGTACTCTTTCTTCTTTACTTGTTTCCTCAAGTTGTGCCTCCAATTTAAATAATAAACAACACATTGCATGTGCTAAGTGACTGTATCCAGTTTCAGGGTCAATATCCTCTCCATCCATGTGAGCGAATATATGCCTTAATGCGCCACCCGTATACCTATTCTGAAGATTATCTAGCTTACGCCAGTTCTCTTCGTCGTACTTTGCTGCACCAAAAGTTAATACTTTTGCTACTTCAACAGTAGCCTTTGGAGGTAATAAATACATCTTAGGCTTTTCACTATCAAACTTTTTACCTTCGCTCATCAATATTCCTATGTTTGCTACGATAATCCCTTATTGCGGCTTTGATCGCATCTTCCGCTAGGACACTACAGTGAATCTTAACTGGGGGTAGAGCAAGCTCTGCTGCGATCTCAGTATTTTTAATACTTCCGGCTTCATCTAGGGTACGCCCTTTTATCCATTCAGTAAGAAGAGAAGAAGACGCTATAGCACTCCCACATCCGTAGGTTTTAAACTTAGCATCTGAGATGAGACCTTCATCATCTACTTGTATCTGGAGTACCATTACATCACCACATGCGGGTGCTCCGACCATGCCTGTGCCAACAGCATCAGAATCCTTATCTAACTTACCTACGTTACGAGGATTGTTGTAGTGGTCCATGACTTGATCAGAATATGCCATAATTATTCTCCCTAGCTTTTTAGCTCCTCAACACTTTTCCCGATGTCTGGGAAGTGCTGAGACAGAATTTCCCAGCACTGCCTTGCTATATCCATATGCTCTTTCTGAGTGCCATTTGACATTCGTAAGTCACAGTAGTGTACCCATGATCTCAGACTGCCAGCCATATACAGTGTAGTCTCTGTATTTCCTTCTGGTAGTACAGCTCGTGCCTGCTCTTTCGCAATGCCACTATCTAATGCCCACTCATAGACTTCTTTTGCTTTGTTAATTACAGAGGCTTGCTTCATGCTCCACTCTTCTGCTAGAGCTTTATTATCCGTAGCATAAGAGTTCTGCCTATTCTTTTTATCCTGTAGTCTAGCTTCACGAGTAGTAAAATTCTCACTTACTGCATAACGCTGGCTAAATTCTTGAAAAGAGAAAGACCTATGCCTTAAAATCTGCCTAGAAATGTCTCTTGTGGTTTTGATTTCCATAGTTAAATGAACCATTTCAAGTGGAGACCAATGGTTTTCTTTAATTAGAAAGCTAACTAATTTGCCAGAAGTCTTAGTGTTGTTCTGGTTAGCAGGATTACTTACTCTAGCAGCATAAGCTACTAGCTGTTCTGCACTATTACACTCTGAATAAGCCGTTGGCTTACTTAAAGCTATTAGATTTACACTACTCATATATCTTCTCCGTTCTGAATCTCTTGCTTTCCAACTTTTCGAAATCGTTTATTGTATTGTTGTTTGATCTTTTTAACAGCTCCTGAACGTGTAAGGTACAGGTAAAACTTACGAGCGGAGGTAAGAGCATCAAACTCATCTCCTCCTTTCATAGGGATTCTCACTTTCTTAGTCATTATACTTCCTTTCATAATTAGTGGTAGCGGGGGTAGGATTTGAACCTACGATCTACGGGATATGAACCCGTCGGGCTACCAGACTGCCCCACCCCGCATCAACTTCTACTCTTCCTCTAAACAATAATATGGGCCAGAGTCTGGGGCTTCATACCACCAGCGTTCTTCTGAAGCGTTAGGGCAGCGAATAGCCATTCCGTAGCCATCACCATAAAGGTACTCTCCACAAACAGGACATGATTCATCCATCTATTCACTACCCTTCTTCAATTTAGAAAAGATATTATACTATCGTTTGAGCAAGTAGTCAAGAACTAATTTACGATTTCTTTTGCGTTTAGCTCTAGTGTATACCCATACCCTTCAGCTATAATTACATCTTTGCAGTATTTAACGTTATCACCCGCACACCCGTATTTGATACCTATGTGTATGCAAGCTTTGTTCATATTATAATTGTTACTTAGGTAATGCTCCATAAACTTTACTTTGTTCTTTTGTATTTGGTTTGGCCTGGAACACCCCGTTCCACAATACTTTGCAAGCCTAGACTTATTTGTAAGTACTTTGTTGCAAAATTCCCCTTTGCAGATTCTAAAGGAGGTAAGTTGTCTTCCGGCAAACCATCCTTCTGGTATAGCTCCTGCGGGGAATTTCCTATTAACCAAAGTACCGTTTGGGTCTATATCATCAAAAGTGTACGCCCAACAGGTTCCGTGCTGAGAGTTAAGTTCACCTGTCTGATTTACGCTCATATGCTTACTAAAATCTTTTTTAGCTGCTTCATAAAGGCGACTGGTAATTTTCTTTTCTCTATCCGCCTGACCTACGCCTTTTACTGACATCATCCTAAAAGCTGCTGCTAGTTTACCAGCAGCAGCGGTGCCAGGAGCCTGCGCTTTCCACAATAATGCGTGAGCTATATAATGCTGCTTAGCTGTAAGATTGATTAAATTACTAGAATCATTAGAACCCCCCAAACATACTGGAAGTATGTGATGCTTCTCACAGTACTCTTCCTTGGGATTTTTTAGCAGGCTTGCGTCTTTAGCCTTAGCTATTAACGCATTATAATGTTTCATGTAATTCATTAAGATACCCTTCTTCAATTTAGAAAAGATATTATACTATCGTTTGAGCAAGTAGTCAAGAACTAATTTACGATTTCTTTGACAATCTCCATTTGATATATTTACCCACCAACAGCTTAACTGCAACCATGTATGGTATAAATAAAATTTTAGAAAATACATAGTTTTTATTCTGTAGTTCTTCTAGCGTAACAAACTTTTGCTGAATGTTGTCAGCGTACATGCCTTCGTACCGAAGAACTGCGTGTCCACCACCGCGTACTTCACAAAAACAAATCTTTGCTTTACGACTTACTAGGTTCCACCAGAATTTTCTCCAACTATTATCACTAATATGGAATAGTAGAGTGAGAGAAAAGTCCTCACAATCTCCCCTATAGTCATGATTCAAAGGAGCTTTAGGCCGCATTACATACCAAGCATCCCTAGAATCATATTGGTTCTTATCATACACATAGGTGTAGCAGGATGCTAGCTGTCTTACTGCGTCGTCTTTGTTCATTTCTCTCTTTGCACTCCTTTGGCCTTTTCATAGGTTCGCATTGCCCCTAATCCGAGCATACCCATAAGTACTGGCATCATTTCTTCCAGAGGTACTAGGGGTATAATTATACTTAGTTTAAATAGTGCTAGTCCGAAGTTGGCAAAGGGAATAACTATAAAATTACCCGCCATTCCTAGGCCACACACCCAACCGATGAAAGGTCTCCATCCTGCAACAAATAAACTTTTATGAGCTGCTTCAGTTTTATTGACTTCCAACTGTGCTATAACTTGCTCGTTCGCATACTTCTCCGACATGGTTGCAATTTCGTGAGCTAAAGCATTTTTCTGGTCTTTGTCCTCAATAAATTTATCTAATAGACCAGTTACTGGTCCAATTAAGCTAGCTATTATTGACATTCTCTAGTCGTCCCATCAATCGCTCAGCACGATTGCTTACTTGACGATACCATAGAGAATCCCTTCCTTCAGTAGCGGCAAGTTTCCAGTTACCTTTATCTAAAGCAACTTTAAAGTTTTTAAACTTACTAAGGCGTGGACGCCCTAGATTAAACAACATATTTACTAATACTTCTTGTACTTCTTCTGGGAAGAAATCCCAGTTCTCATATAGAATAGAGCATTCTTTAATAGCAACATCTAAGTCTGTATTAAATACTTGCTCTACTCGCTGCGCCTGGACTGCGTGTCCTACAGGTAAATCCCACTCAGGTTCAAATGGTAGTACAAGGTGTCCAATTCCAAAAGTCTTATAATCCAAATGGTCTCTGTAGACATGATACTTTACACCTTCATCTTGTTCTAGCTGTTCTCTTACGCGGTCTCTGTTCATCTTTATTTCCTATCTATAGTGCGAGGTAAATCGCGGTAAAGGGTAGTAATAATATACTAATCAACGTAAATGTATCACAAAATACACATACTGCTTTGTTCTCTAAAAGTTTCACTTTTTTCTCCATTTTAGCTTGAGCTATGCTCGTCTAGTTATTCTAGTTTCATAATCCGCAAATTCTTCTGACCACCAGTGCGGTTTTTCTCTGTGTTTCCAATTAGCGAAGGTAGCTTTATCCAAATGATAATACCTACGATAGCTTTCTATGGGGTCATTATAGTCTTTTAACTCATCTGGCATAGCTAAGCCAAATGTTGTAAATCCTAGTCTTTCTATGTTCTCTGGGTCAGGTAGTTTATTTATTACTTCTACTGCTGACTTATGTTCTCTACCATATCTGTAGTGATACTCGCTGTTAAGTGCATTAGCATAACAGTGTGTCCACTCAAAATTATCTAGTGAAGAACGTGCCCATATAGTAGAAGGATGATTATACATTGTAGGAAGATAAGGAAAGTCCCTAACTTCTTTAGTTTTCTCTGCTTTTAGTACTGCCCACTCTTCAGAAGTAAGCTTCCTAGGCACAAAGCCAATATACTTATCTATCCACATATTTGTACAAAGTATTTGTGCAGCTTCTAAAATCATCTTAGATACATGCTTGTCTACATGGTACTCTGCACACTTATCAAGATCGGAATCTAGGTAAAATAAGTTCAAAGTTACTCCTCAGAGTCATCTAAAGTTAATAATCCTACGCTCACTAGGTGCGTAATTGTTGCCTGTATTCCTTCTTTTTTACCGATAGCATAGCAACTAATGCCACATCCTAGCATGCTAAATACAAATATAGCCAAAACTTGTATATCCATTGAGCTTATCTCCTAATTTCTTAATAACCTATTCTACATGGTTTTAAGCCTGTTGTCAAGATTTTTATTCCCATAACTTTAAAACATTTATAAGGTGGATTATACAATAAATAGGGATTTATGTCAAGAATAATTTTTCCGCTCCTCATAGCTCTTACAAAAATATTTCTTGACAGACTACCTAAACTCTTATATAATACGCAGATGAAAAAAGATAAAAAGCAAGGTTGGACGGATCGTGAGAACAAAGTTCTTGCCCTAATGTATTACCATGCCGCTATAGAGGAACTGATGGATATGCTTCCAGGAAGAGTAGAGCATGATATACATAAACAGGTGTCGCACCTAAGAAAAAGAGGGCAAAAATTTAAATGAAAGTAACCGTAAGAGGTACGAATGTAGAAGGAGCTTTACGTCTATTTAAGCGTAAAACAATGGATAGTGGTATACTAAACACTGTTCGAGAAAAAGAATTCTTTGAGAAGAAATCAGCAAAAAGACAACGAAAGATGGCTGCAGCTCGTATGCGGGAACGGAAGCGTCAAGAAACTAAATCTTGACAGAGTAGTTAAAATTGCGTATAATACTTTCATAAATAAGGGAGGTTTTAGATGATAATTTACTCAGTAAAAGGAAAGTCCTCAAAGAAGTTCGATAGGTATATTCAGAACTGTCTTAATCACTTAATTCCGTATCCTATTGAAAAGGATGTGGACTTACTAATTCGATTCAAAAAACACTTAAAAAACGAGAACACAGGCCAAGCAATTGGTGATACTAACGAAGTTACTGTTGATATCGCTAGGTTTCAGGAGTTGGAGGACGGTACTATGAAACGCCTCACTCTTAACGAAATGGCTCAGAACCTGGCTCACGAATTAGTACACGCTAAACAGTTTATTTTAGGAGAAATCAACTCTACAGACTACATTTGGAAAAAGATAGATTATTCTGAGTGTAACTACTGGGAGCAACCTTGGGAAGTGGAAGCCTACCATAGAGAAGACTATTTATATAAAACTTTTTGGAGCAAGAAATGAGTAAAATAACTATAACTTATGATGATGGCGTATCCAAGATAACTCACGAGCATAACGGTGATGGACACTGGAGTGAGCATATGCAAGCTATGATTAATTTCCTGCGAGGCGTAGGGTACAGTATACCAAGAGAGGAGGATGTAGTATGAGAGTATATATTGGGCCATACCCTGTCTTCACCACTTGTAACATCTATACTAGATACATGGAGGCTAAGTACCACGGCGAATACCCTGAGGTAGAGAGCAGGGGAGAACGCTTCCTAGAGAAGATAGAGAATGCAGTACAAGAGTTTTACAATAGAACTATTAACAAGATAAGCGTAGCTCAAGGTCAAGAGGTGTCTGTTCATATTGACTCTTATGATACTAACTCTATGGATGTTACCTTAGCCCATATTGTAGTACCTATGCTGGAACAAATGCTAGATGACCTTCAGACTATCTCAAGAGTAGATTTAGAGGATATTCCAGAGTATCTACGTGAGGAAGAACACTTTGAATACGAATATAATGCAGAAGGTTGGGAGTGGGTACTTGGTGAAATGTTGTTTGCCTTTGAAAGCAAACGAAATGAAACATTCGTAGAAAAATACGAACAAGAAAGAATTACTAACGGTTTCCGACTGTTTGGTAAATATTATGAGGGGTTGTGGACTTAAATGGGTAAGGGTGATAGAGCTAGAAAAGTGGATAGAGTTAAGTTTAATAG